AATCAGCATATATAAAAAATAAAATATACCAGCCACAGATAAATGGAAATGTATGTTATGTTTGGACTACTACAGACATTGGACCTAATGGCGGCATGAGTGGTGATTTTAGTGCAGGATTTGAATCTGGATTATTGTCTGCAAAAGCAACTTTGCTAGGACTTAAAACTGGCTTTGCTAAATGTGGGCCGTCATTGGGAGAAGTAGATCCAAAATGGAATGAATGGAAATATACGTGGGGAATAGATCACAAAAAACATAAAAAATTTTGTTTTGCAGTGGGCATAGGTTATCCCTTAAAAGACAAGCCTTATTATTGGTCAGAAGCTCATAAACCATTTGCCGGTAATGAACATGATCATAATAAACCAGATTGGGCAGATATTACTGTAATAGACTAATAATACCCATAATAAACTATATACTTAACTCTGTAACCACCCCTTTTTACGGTACCTACCATAAATACATGTAGACACGATTCTACGTTTTTAATAAAGGAGCTAAATTATGGCAAATCTTGTTTCACCTGGAGTTCAGGTAACAATCACAGACGAATCAGTTTACGGTCCAACCGGAACAGGCACAGTTCCAATGATGTTCATTGCAACTGGCGAAGACAAGGTTGACCCAACTGGTACGACGACTACAGCAGCTCAAACTGCCAAGTCAAAAGCTGGTAAACCCGTATTAGTAACATCACAACGTGAATTAACACAAAACTTCGGTAATGTTGATTTTCGTAAAGTAGGCGGCTCTGTCGTTCAAGGTGATGAGACTAACGAATACGGACTATTAGCAGCATACTCATTTTTAGGACAAAGCTCAGCGGCATACATTGTCAGAGCAGATGTTGATTTAACAACACTACGTCCACAATCAGCAGCACCAACAGGTCCTGCAGCAAATAACACATACTGGGTTAACCCAAGCAAATCTAACTTTGGACTGTATACATATACAGCTAATGGTTGGGTAGCAGTTACCCCTACAGTAGAAATTACAGATGGTTCAGCACCATCGGCAGCAGTTGTTACAGGTGGATACCTAGTAGCAGTGGCAGCCAAATCTGGAACTACTGAAATAGAATACTACAAAGAAGCCAGTGGCGCATGGGCGACAGCAGCAATTAATACATTTGCACCACACTACAGTGAACCTAGTTCACCAAGTGTTGGAGACGAATGGGTTAAAACTACTACACCAGGCAGTGGCTTTAAATTAGACGTTTCAAAATATACAACAGCAGCAGGTTCTTTTGTATCACAGCCAATTCAATATGCTGATGATAATGCACCTGATGGAACTACTTCAGACATCTTCCACAACGGAGCAACAGCAACAGCTAGAACTTTACAAGAAGGTGACTTATGGTTAGACCACGCAACAGACGAACTTGTTCTTAAAGTTTATGCCTCTGGCGCATGGGCAAACATAGTTGTAACAGCATCAGCTACACAACCAACTGGTAATCCAGTAAACGGTCGTGTTTGGCATGATGGTGACATTAACGAATTAGCAATTTATGAAGTTGCAAGCGATAGTGGAACACAAAAATGGAAACGTGTGCAAAACATTGCATATGCAACATCGGCACCAGCAGTAGGTTCAGCAGGCGACTATTGGATTGACACTGATGCAGCAGGATACCCATTAATTTATCGTTCAAACGGTAGTGCATGGGTAGTAAAAGATAATTCAGATCAATCAACATCAAACGGTGTTGTATTTGGTGACATTACTGCTAATGCTACAGCATTAGGTGGATTCGAAAATACGCTATTAGCAGGCGCGGCAAATCCATTGTTACACCCGGTTGGAACAACTGGTATTAATATGTGTCGTTCTGGTGGAACAGTTCGTAAATACGATACATCATTAACAACAACTTGGAAATGGCGTAACCATGCTCCAAACCAAGCAGACGGTTCAGGATCATTTGGTCGTCATGCTCAAAGAGCAGTTGTAGTAGCGGCTATGCAGGCAAGTGCAAGTGCTTCAGAAATACTTGAAGATACAGTAGCATTTAGCTTAATTGCAGCTCCTGGATATCCAGAAATGACTGACGAAATGGTAACAATAAACAGTAACAGAAATGAAACAGGTTTTGTTATTATTGATGCTCCATTACGTGTAAGTCCAACAGAAGCAGTTAATTGGGTTAACGGCGTAGGCGTAAGTGCAAACGGCGAATCAGGATTAGCTACTAAGAATACTTACAGTGCAGTATACTATCCACATGCATTAACAACAAATCCAGCAACAGGAGATAACGTTGTTGCTCCAGCATCACACATTGCATTATATACATATGCATACAGTGATAACGTGAGCTTCCAATGGTTCTCACCAGCAGGTTTAACTCGAGGCCAAGTTCAAAACGCTTCTAGTGTTGGATATTTAGATGCAGAGGATGAATTTAAATCAGTTTCACTTACACAAGGAAACAGAGATACTATGTATGCAGCTAAAATGAACCCTATCGCAAGATTTCCTGCAGAAGGTGTTGTAGTGTTTGGTCAAAAAACTTTACACCCATCAGCAAGTGCGTTAGATAGAGTTAACGTTGCTCGTTTAACAGCTTACTTACGTGAAAGATTTGCAGTTATTGCCAGACCTTTCTTGTTTGAGCCAAACGATGCAGCTACTAGAAGAAATGCCAAAGGAGCCTTTGATGGTTTCTTACAAGGTATCCTATCTTCTAGAGGTGTTTACGACTTTGCAGTTGTGTGTGATGAAACTAACAACACACCAGCAAGAATTGACGCAAATGAATTTTGGATTGACGTGGCAATTGAGCCAACTAAATCAGCAGAGTTTATTTACATTCCAATTAGAATTGTAAACACAGGTGAATTAAGCTAATATTTTATATATTGTGCAAATAATTACGAATAAGGGTTACTTTTTAAAAGTAGCCCTTATTTTTTTTACCTTTTTGCATAAATACAATATATAGAAAAACTTTAAGTTTTTCTAAAAGAAAAACTTATACAGTTTACAAGGAGAAAATAACATGGCTGTAACAACAAACTTTGGAATACCAACAGCATCCGGAACAGCAACCTTAATGCCTAAGTTGCAATATCGTTTCCGTGTAGTATTTAACAATATGGGTGACGGCGGTAATACCGACACAACTACTCAAAATGTTATATCAGTTGGTCGTCCATCATTAACACACGAAGAAGTTATAGTAGATTCTTATAACTCAAAAACATACATTGCAGGTAAGCATACATGGGAACCAATTACATTGGTTATGAGGGATGATATGAACTCAAATGTTGTTAAACTAATTGGTAATCAATTACAACAACAATTAGATCATGATTCTCAAGGTGCCCAATCGCACACAACGTCTGATAGAGCAGGTGACCCATATAAATTTACAATGCAAATTGAAACACTAGATGGCGCATCAACCCCTAAAGTTTTAGATACATGGCAAATAGTAGGATGTTATCTATCAAATGTTCAATATGGTGATTTAAACTATGGAACATCTGATATGGTTCAGGTTACTGTAACAATACGTTACGATAACGCATCTAATACAATTACTTCTGGAGCTACAGATAACGATACTTTATCAGCAGGTGGCTCGATCACTTCAGGACCGCAGTAATAGTTTAACTTCAACAGCTTAACATAGTTGAGCTGTTTGTTGTGCTTTTGAAAGCGAGGTAGTAAGTAATGAGACTTAATAATGCGTATGACAAATACAATCAGGGCCAATTATCTGGTCAGGTAAAAGGCGTACCAAGAAATAAGTATTCATTTACTGCTAGCCTAGATACAATTGATGGCAATGTATTACTTGATAAAATAGCAAGTATCACAATGCCTGGTTGGAGTTCTGCTGCAATGACTATGAATTCCTATAACCGCAAAAAAGTTGTTCAAACAAATTTTGACTATAGTCCTATAACTGTTGTCGCATACGACACCAGAGATCCAGCATTTATAGAAACATTCCTTAAAAAATATTCAAATTATTATTTTGCAGGACCAATGAATTCAGAAGACAGACTAGATCATTTTAATAAACCAAAAGGCTTTAAACTACAAGCCGACCGTAATTACATAAGAGAATTAAAAATTCATAGATCAGGTAGTAAAACAGATTTAAATACAATATCAGTTTACAATCCATATGTTACAAATATTGATGCAGATACATTAGACTATTCAGACAGCCAACTAGTTCAATATAGACTTACCTTCATGTATGAAGGATACGATATAGTATCAACAAATTCAGGACAGTAACTTATGCCTAACTACATGAGGGGCATATATGAGGTTTCTAATCCCAATAAATACTTAGGTAAAAAAGCACCACGTTATAGAAGTGGGTGGGAGTTAGCAGTATTTCGTATGTGTGATAATCATCCAGCCGTATTAGGTTGGGGAAGTGAAACACATAGAATTCCATATAGAAATCCACTTACTGGTAAACAAACTGTTTATGTGCCTGATATATTACTAGTGTATAAAGATGCAAAAGGTGGCAATCATGCAGAAATGGTTGAGATAAAACCAGCAAAACAAACATTAGGTGAAGCTAAAAGTCAAATTGATAAAGCACAAGCCGTAATAAATCATGCAAAATGGACAGCCGCAAGAGCTTGGTGTAAAGCACAAGGTATGGGTTTTAGAGTTATAACCGAACATCAAATATTTAATAAGCCCACACGTTCTAAAAAGAGGAAAAAATGATACAAGAAGATTTAGTAATGACAGAGCCTACTAGTCAAGGTGATGTTAAAATATATATTCCTGGCAAAAGAGATGTAATTGTAAAAATGTCAGGAGGAGCAGATAGTTCAATACTTATGTTTCTTTTAGCAAAGTATAAAAATGAATATAATACAGAACTTAATTTTAAAATTACAAGCACAGTAGGATCAACTAAACCATACCAGTATGAATTTGCAAGCCAAGTGGTAAAGTTTATAGACAAAATATATCCATTAGGTGATTATAAACATTATCATAATGAAAGTTTACCTTCTGGTGAATTTCCAGACGGTGAGGATGAAAATGGGTTTGATGCTAATAAAGAAGCATACAGTGATGACATAGAAAAGCTAGTGCAAAGTCTACATAACAAAGATTCAGTTCAATACATGGGCATTACAGCAAATCCATCAGCTGAACAGTTAGAATTACACAATATTGCAGACGGCAGAGATTTAGAAAGAGATTCAGATGTTGCAGTTCCTACTAATGAACTTTGGATGGGACCAAGTTTTTGGAAATACAATAGACCATTTGCAAAATATGATAAAATGGTAGTAGCAGAACTATATGATAGATATAATTTAACAGATACATTATTTCCATTAACTAGAAGTTGTGAAGAAGCTACATTTGATTTTTCTGAACATTGTGGAACATGTTGGTGGTGTAAAGAACGTAAATGGGCCTTTGGTAAACTAGCATAAATACTACTATAATGAGGTTAACATGACAAAAAAATTAGAAGAAGAATTTAACTTACCTTCAATAGAAGATTTAATGCCTAATATTCCTGAGCAAGAAGTAGAACCAGAAGAACCAACCACAGAAGAAACACAAAAGGAAATAGTTAAGTATAAAGATGATCTTAGTATAGCCGAACGTGCCGACGCAGCACTTCCTATGGTAACCGGAATGGAAGAGCTTGACAGAGAAATGGATGCATATGCATCAAAGGCTATGGCAACATTTGATGATTTAGTAGATTTAGGTAGAAATGTAGAAGATAGGCATGCTGCACCAATATTTGATAGTGCAAGTAAAATGCTTGCGGCTGCATTACAGGCAAAACAAGCCAAAATGGATAAAAAAATGAAAATGATTGAACTACAAATGCGTCAACAACGAATACAGCAAGAAGAAAAGAAAACAGATGCATATGTTAAAGATAAATTAGGCACAGATGACGAAACAGAAGAAGTTTCAGGTCGTATCATTGGAGATAGGTCAGAACTGTTAGCCGAAATCATGAATAAAATGAAGAACGATGATAAATAGTATTATGGAGAAGACGTTATGAAATCATTTACACAATATCTAGCAGAATCAGATAAAACTTGGAATTTCTGCATTAAAACAGTTCATCAATTAACTGATGAGCAATGTGATCGCATAGAGAACCACTTGATGAAATATGACTCTAAAGGACTTAGTGGTGAGAAGAAAACCATACTACAAAGCACACCAAGAGACTTTCCTAAACATAAAGGCTATGAAGTATATATGTATGAATTTTCAACAGACAGAATAGCAACAGCAAGCCAAATTCAAAATGAAATTGGAAATATGTTAGGATTAAGAGATGGTGTTTTAAAAGTAAAAGGCGATGGCGAAACAGATGTTGATGAAAAAGAAGAACACCTTGAACCAGAAGAAGTTCCAGCAGATGACATGTCAGGTGACAAGTATAACGCTTCATTAATTAAAGAATTATTAAAGTTACGTAAAGAAAAGGAAAAAGGCAATGAGTGAATTAGAGAGAATATTAAAACTTGCTGGTAGCCAAGCAAAGGTCGAAACACCAAGCCCGGCTCCTGAAGCAACACAAAGAGAAATGAAGCCAGTGGCACAAGAAGCAGTTGGCGAATTTGCAGAACCAATTTATGATTTAATTGATATGCATTTTGAAGGCGACTGTCAACCAGTATTTGATGATTTAGTTCGTTATTTAAGTGGCGATCAAATTAAAGATTTTGTTGCAGACTTTAGACGCAACCATGATTTAAATGACATGGATGATGATATGGACGAAGCACAACAACTAAATGCATCAGACTATCACTGTGATGATTGTGGCGACACAATGCACAAACCTACTACAGATTGTGGACATGATTCACATGATGAAACAGGTAGCTGGTGGAAAGACGACAACGGCAATGGTGTTCCAGATTCATTAGAAGAAGCTCCAAACGAAGGCAATGAATTCTCAGGCGAATTAGCAAAAGCTAAAGCATCTGGTAAAAAAGAATTTGAAGTTGACGGTAAGAAATACAAAGTAGAATCAGAAGAAGCAGAATTTGATGCAGAAGAGCTTGAAGAAGCACAAAGTCCAGCACAAAAAGCCGCTTTTGAAAAAATGTTAGCTTCTAAAAAGGGTGCTAAAAAAGATGACAAAGCTGATGAAGTTGAAGAAACTGAAGAGCTTGAAGAAGTAGCAGTAGCTGAAGAAGACAAAGAAGAATTAGAAGAGTCTCCAACAATGGATACTACACAACTAGTTACTTTAATGAAAAATTCAGGTCTAAGCGAAGAAAAAATTAAAGCAAAATTAGACGAATGGGCAAATAGTGGTGATCATGTAAATGGAGATCCAGAAGTAATTGGCGAGCCATATGAAAACTTTGCACAAAGCGTTAATATAAGTTTGAAGCGTTACTTAGACGCAGAAGACATGAAAGTAGGAATAAAAGAGCATACAGTAAAAGAGCTCAAAGAAGCCTACAAAGCAAAAAAAGAACAATAAAGTTTAACCTCCCCCCGGTAAAAAGCGAGACGGTGTAGTTTTAATTAACTACGCCGTTTTTCTTTACTAAATACTAGTATGAGCACAGCAGATACTAAATTAACAAAAACCCCATATCAGAGAGAAAAGTTTACAGAAGAGCAACTTTTGGATCTAGCCAGATGTGCAGAAGATCCAAAGTTCTTTATGATAAACTATTGTTGGATTCAACATCCAACTAAAGGTCGTGTAAAATTTGATTTATTTGATTATCAAAAAGAACTTGTAGACTGTTATCATAATAATAGATATAGTATTGCATTGGTAAGTAGACAGATGGGTAAATCAACAGCGGCAGCAGGATATCTATTATGGTATGCTATGTTTGTTCCTGATCAAACAATTCTTATTGCGGCACACAAATACAGTGGAGCAAGTGAAATCATGCAACGTATACGTTTTGCATACGAAACACTTCCAGACTTTATACGTGCAGGTGTAACAAGCTACAACAAAGGTAGTTTAGAATTTGATAACGGCTCACGTATTATTGCACAATCAACTACTGAAAATACTGGACGTGGTTTAAGTATATCGTTAGCATATTTAGACGAATTTGCATTTGTGCGTCCTAACATAGCCAAAGAATTCTGGACAGCATTATCACCTACATTATCAACTGGTGGTAAATGTATTATTACAAGCACACCAAATCAAGACGATGATCAATTTGCACAAATTTATAGAGAGGCTGCTAAAGCACAAGATGAGTTTGGTAATAACACAGAAACTGGATTAGGATTAAATGGATTTAAAGCCTTTAATGCTGATTGGAAATATCATCCAGACAGAGATGAAGAATGGGCAGACGAAGAGCGTAACAAAATTGGCGAAGAACGGTTTAGACGTGAACACTTAAATGAATTTATTGCATTTGATGAAACACTTATTGACAGTATCAAATTATCTTTAATGGAAACAAAAGAACCCTATGCTAAAATGGGTCAAGTGCGTTGGTATAGGCCTATACGCAAAGACAAGATATACATGACAGCATTAGATCCTAGTTTGGGAACAGGTGGTGACTCTGCAGCTATACAAGTATATGAAATGCCGGGTATGAAACAAGTTGCAGAATGGCAACATAATAAAACAACAGTTCAAGGACAGATTAAAATATTACGTGAAATATTAATGTATATAGAAACTGAAACAGATGGTGAAGCAGAACAATATTATAGTGTAGAAAATAATACACTAGGTGAAGCGGCCTTAGTTGTTATATCTGAGACAGGTGAAGAGTTTTTTCCTGGCACATTTTTAAGTGAAACAAAACGTCACGGTAATGCACGTAGGTTTAGAAAAGGATTTACTACAACACATAAAAGTAAACTTACAGCATGTAGTAAACTAAAACACTGGGTAGAAACAGATAAACTTGAAGTAGCAAGTAAGAATCTATTAGGTGAAATGAAAGTCTTTATTGCACGTGGTAATAGCTATGCAGCAAAAGAAGGCGAACATGATGACTTAGTAATGTCATTAATATTAATAGTGCGTATGGCACAGGAAATTGTTAACTATGAAGAATCAGCGTTTGAATACTTAGTTGATGACGAAGATGATGATTTTATGCAGCCAATGCCATTTAGTATGCTGTAATTTTTACGTTTTGGCATAAATAGTATAAAGAGGAATAACAATGGACTCAGTTGCACAAGAAATATTTAACATTATAAAAGGCGCCAATTATGACGTAGTGCTTTTTACAGATGCTGGAGAAAAAACATTAGACTCTACAGCAGCAACAAGATTTTATATCCAAGACCAGGATATGATGGTTTCATTACGTTCAGAAGATAACAAGTTAGAATTATTGGTCCAGGTAGGATCAGATTTTAACATTAATGCAAATAATACACTATTAAATAGTTTTAAGAGTGCAGTGCATAAACAAATGGGTGAATATACAGTGAAAAGATTTGATAAAAACATAGAACCAAAAGACTTCTCGCATCAAAGTGTTACTGAAGGATTCAGTAAAGCATTTGGCGGTGTAAAAACAAGTTACATACAATTAGAAAACGCAAGATTAATTATTAGACACAGCAAAGGTGTTAATGAAGAAGTGCGTGGAGCAAGAAGCAGAAACATACATAGTTTATTTGTTGAAAATGCAAATAAAGAACAAACAAGATTCCCATACAAATATATGGCAGGCGCTAAAGCTATGGCCATGCATGTTAACCATGGCGGAACATTTGAAGATACTAAAGGCACAGGCATTATGAATATGTGCAAAGAAGCTATGGAAATGTCACAGTTCCTTACACACGTAAGAACAAATAAACTGGTTAATGAAGGTAATGCTAACGTAGTTGAAACTATCAAATCACAACTAAAAAGCATTAAAGAAACAGTTAGAAGTCTTCAAACACTAAGAGGCTATAATAGTTACCAAACAAAAGAAATAATTGAAAATGAAGAAAAACCGGTTGACATATCTGATAAATTCTTGTATAATACATTTGAGACTGTAGATATGAATGAAGTTCTTTCCACAGTATCTCGTATATTTAACGAACGTGAGGGTAAAGATACTATGCATGATGAACTATTAAATAATACAATGGCTATAATCAAATCCGGCGATGATTTAAAATTGAATATTGATGCAAACGATCCAGATAACCCCAATAACGAAGATCCAGTAAAATGGAGCGGAGGAATGGGCCCACTTGCTAAGTTAAGTGCAATGTTATCTTATATTGGTATGACAACTAAAAATGACTCATTATTTAATGTGCTAACGCAAATGAGTAATGACGTGCATGATATGAAAACTGATAATACAATGTTAGCGGCAAAAATTGCTAACTATTTGTATAAAAAAGGCTCAGCAAAAACAATGGAAGTAGCTGTAAGCAGAGAAGAATCAATTACTGATTCGGTCCTTGCAGAACTTCAAAAAAGAATTTCTTAATTAATTAAGAAATAGTGCTTGACAGTAAGCACTTAAAGTAGTATACTGTATAGGCTAACAAAGGCAAAACAACTGTATGCAAAATATTGTATACTTTATAAACTAACAAAGGCTAACATAGGCTAATAAAGGAGAAACACTATGGCAACACTAGCAGAAATACGTGCTAAATTACAAGCACAAGACTCACGCCCAAGCGGCGGGTCACAAACAGGCGATAACGCCATCTTTGCACATTGGAACATATCAGAAGGTTCAAGTGCAACACTAAGATTCCTACCAGACGCAGACGAAAGCAATACGTTCTTTTGGAAAGAACGTCAAATGATTCGTTTGAGTTTTCCAGGAGTCAAAGGCCAAGACGAGAACAAACCAGTAATGGTTCAAGTTCCTTGTGTTGAAATGTGGGGCGAGCAATGTCCTGTTCACGCAGAGATTCGTCCTTGGTTTAAAGATCCAGCTTTAGAAGATACTGCACGTAAGTATTGGAAAAAGCGTTCTTATATCTTTAACGGGTTTGTTACTGACAACGAATCAACAGAAGATAACATCCCTGAAAATCCAATTCGTAGGTTTGTTATTTCACCTCAAATTTATAAAATCATTAGTTCAGCATTAATGGATCCGGAGTTTGAAGAAATTCCTACAGATTATGAAGCTGGCACAGATTTTAAAATAATGAAATCTAGCAAAGGCGGATATGCTGATTATAGCACATCTAACTGGAGCAGACGTTCACGTGGTTTAGATCAAACAGAACGTGATGCAATTGCGGCAAATGGATTATATAATCTAAATGACTTCTTACCTAAGAAGCCAGACGCAGATCATTTAAACGCTATCTTTGAGATGTTTGAAGCAAGTGTAAATGGTGAGCTTTATGATGTAGACCGTTTTGGATCGTTTTATCGTCCATACGGTGTAGACGCACCAACAGGTGCAGCTAAAGTAACACCAGCACCAGCGGCACAAGTTGCGGCACCAGTGGCACCAGTTGCAGAAGCGGCACCAGTGGCAGCGGCACCAGTAGCACCAG